AGGAGCGAGATTCTCGTAACCTTGATGTCCTTGCTGTACGCAAAGGAAAGATTGCTGAAGTATATCCTGACTTCTTTCCAGATGGCGTTGACGCTAACGTAGTTGCTAACTTTATTGATATTGTTGCTCGTGACCTATCAGAAGTAATGGCCCCTCTTCCTGCTGTTAACTGTTCTGCAGCCAACCAGGTATCTGACAGGGCTCGTCAGTTTGCAGACAAGCGTACTCGTATCGCTTCGAACTACTTCTCACACTCTGACCTAGCAGTACAGATGTACTCGGGTGCAGATTGGTATATCACATATGGTTTCGTTCCTTTCATTATTGAATTGGACGAAGAAGCAAACCTGCCACGTATCCGCGTAGAAAATCCAATTGGGGCTTACCCAGAATTTGACCGCTACGGACGTTGTGTGGCATTTGCAAAACGATACATAATGACATTGGGCGAACTCGTCACACAATTTCCTGAATACGATAGGGAACTCCTTGGTGGCTTTGGCTACAAGCAGGACCTTAATGCTCAGGTTGAGATGATTCGTTATTATGACAAAGACCAATCAATCATTTATATCCCAAGCAAAGACAATCTAGTTTTATCAAAGGCTAAAAACCCTCTTGGTAAGATGATGGTAGTAATAGGACGTAAGCCATCTATTGATGGAGAACTTCGTGGACAATTTGATGATGTCCTAGGTATCCAACTACTACGCAATCGCTTCGCATTGCTTGCTATGGAGGCTGCAGAAAAATCTGTACAGGCTCCAATCGTACTTCCACAGGATGTACAAGAACTACAACTTGGTGGAGATGCGGTTATTCGTACCGCTAACCCAGCAGGTGTACGCCGCGTAGAACTTACTCTGCCACAAGGCGCGTTCACAGAACAGCAACTACTTAGCCAAGAACTTCGCGTTGGTACTCGTTATCCTGAGGGACGTACAGGAAACATTGACGCATCAATCGTCACGGGTCAAGGTGTTCAGGCTCTTATGGGAGCCTTTGATACACAAGTTAAGTCTGCACAGGCAATTTTTGCATCAGCACTTCGTGATGTAATCCAGATTTGCTTTGAAGTAGACGAGATGATTTTCCCAGAAGAGAAGACCATTCGTGGCGTAGATTCAGGTTCGCCGTATGAAATTACTTACAAGCCTTCCAAGGATATCAAGAGCGACTACTCTGCTGACGTTCGCTATGGTATGCTTGCTGGTCTTAACCCAGCACAGGGTCTCATCTTTATGCTACAGGCTCTTGGTGGTAAACTAATTAGCCGAGATATGGCTATGAGAGAACTTCCATTTACCGTTAATGTAACACAAGAATTAGAAAAGATTGAAATCGAGGATATGCGTGCAGCATTACTCGGTTCACTTACAGCCTACACTCAAGCGATTCCACAGATGGCAACTCAAGGCCAGGACGCTTCTGAAGTAGTGCGTAAGATTGCTGCTGTGATTAAAGCACGCCAAAAGGGACAGGCACTTGAGGACGCAATTGAAGCGACCTTTGCTCCACAGCAGCAGACAGTTCCTCCTGCTGGTGCACCAGAAACGGTTGAGCAACCGTCCCCTGCTCCCGAAGGCGTTCCAGCAGGAGGCGCTACCCCTGAAGAAATGGGCGCTCCAGCAGCGCAAATGCAAGAGCAACCACCAGCAAGTCTACAAAGTTTATTATCATCTCTTAGCGGACAAGGTTCTGCAAACGCAAGCGTAAGAACTATTACTCGACGATAAATTAGGTGGGGACAATGACAACAATCATAGGTGTGCAAAGCACAGAAGGTTGTGTCATTGTTAGTGATTCTCTTGTAGTAGCAGATGGAAAAATTTACAACCACCCTGACATGGTAAAGGCAGTTGAACGTGGAAGTTACATTATTGGTGGTGCTGGTGACTATCGTGCTTTACAAGTGGTACTGCATGGGTGGGTTCCACCAGTAGTAACGGCAAAAGCAAAATTAAATCTTTATGAGTTTGTAATTAATAAAGTCGCTCCATCGTTAAAGCAGACGCTAACTGAATCTGGAATTGAATTCAATAAGACAAATGATAACGAAGAGAGTAAGTTTGAACTCAGCCTTATCATTGGAATCAATGGAAGTTTGTTTGAAATTGATAGTGACTTTGCAGTAGCAATGAATAACACGGGTCTTTATGCAATTGGTTCTGGTGGCGATTATGCACTAGGTGCATTACATGCAGGAGTATCTGCACTAGAAGCAATAAAAATTGCAGCAATTAATAACAATGAAACTTCGGCTCCATTTCACATTCTTGAACAATATATTAAGTAGGAGGAATCATGGTAGGAACACCAGGTAACAGCGGCGGTTATCGTCCAGATGCACCTCAGAATAATCCAGCAAATATTTCTGCTACAGGTGGCAATGGTCAAAGCGGAACACAGGCTGCAATGTATATGCCAGGACTTGGCTATGGACAGGGTGGCCAGAACATGGCTAACCAAACTGCTGCACCGTTGGCTGGTAATCCATCAGCAGCGGTAGCATCACAGTCTGCATCAGCAGCACCACAACTTCCACCAGTAATGGGCCTTGACCAACCGACTGAACGTCCTGACCAAGTGCTGACATACGGCGCAGATGCTGGACCAGGACCAGATTCTTCTATTTTAAATTTGCCAGCAATGTCTACGCCCGAGGTTGAAAACCCTATCCAGATTGTTCAGGCACTTTATATGCTTGACCCAACTAATCAAGACTTGCGATTTGTTTTGGAAGGTCTATCTAACCAGGGGCGTTTATAAGTATGTCAAATTTCCCAAAGATAAAATTAGATGCCAATGGCTTGCCAGTAATGGTTGGCGTAGAAGAACGCATCACTACACAGGACCAGGCAGACTATACTGACTTACAAAAGAGCATGTCTCTTGTCACAGGTATTGATGGCTATAACGCACGCAGAATGTTTGCTCAGAATCCTGAAGCATCTGCTGGTTTAATTACTGGACTTGCAAAGCAAGGTGCCCTTGCATCAAATCCTATTGTTACAACTCTTGCACAAATTGACAGAATGACACAAGAAAAGCGCAAGACTGAGGCTGTCATTGCTAGCAATAAGATTTCAACTGAAAAGTTTAATAACACACTTATTGGTCAATTATGGTCAGGCCTTAAGGGTGCAACTAGAAATGTAACAGTTCTTGGTGGCACGATTGTTGAAGCGCTTGGAGCACCATTGCGTTCTGCTATTGATGAGTTTAATCAAATTAAGAGCCAAGGTTCTTGGCAAGATGCATTCAAATGGGGTGGACCAACAGGAGAAACAAAACCTGGTGACATTCTTAAAAGCATACCAGGACAACTTACAATATTTCAAGCCACAAAGCAACTTATCCAAGAAGGAAGAGTCGACCTTGGTGTAGGATTTTTTCCTAGTGAAGAGACAGGCGCAGCCGCTGCTGCTCGCAAAGAGCAGATAAAACTTGCAAAGGTTTCATTTAGGCAAGGTGACCAAACTTACTACCGTCCATATTCTTTGTTTGACCCTGCTGCATATGTACTGACAGGTGGTAATCCAGAATCTGGAGCAGCCCGTGTCATAGTTGCACTTGGTGAAATAGGCCTGTCTGTCTATACTGACCCAGCCCTAGCGTATAGCAAACTTGCTAAGGCTACTGCTGACGCTAAGAAGGTTATGGAAGCCTCTACTGGAATTAAAGCAGCCAAGGCTGCTAAGCAATATTCAATTCTTGAATCACAACTCAAGGCTATGAAGGCTAAGACTGAAGCGTCTTTGGTTTCACTTAAAGGTGCTAAGACTGCAATTCAAACAGAAAAGCGTTCAGAAGCGTACCTAAAAAACTTTCAGAATCTAGCACGCATTGAAGATGAGTTTAAGAATATTAAAATTGACTATGATGGAATCTCAACATTCCTATCTGGTGAAAAAGGCTCACATATCATCGACGCAATTGCTAACGAAGATGACTGGCTTAAGATTCAGAAGATGGCTAAAGGACGCTTTACTGCTGACGAAGCAGTTGCATTGTCTAAGGCAAATACACGTGAGGAAGTTCTTCGCACAATTGCACCATTCATCGCAGATGGTGAACCATTACAGCGTGCACTAGAGACTGGTACGCGTACTGGTCGTGCCCTTAAGGGTGTAACTCGGAGCGCAGAAAACAGCGCGGCTGGTCGAGCACTTGCTGATGCATTTGAAACTGTGCTACCTAAAGGCGACCGTATCCGTGCAATGAATGCCATCCGTGGTGCATCCGCTCAGGCATTTACTCGCATGCCACTTCATGATAAGATTTTAAAGATTGCAAATGAAGTCCATATGTTTGGACGCAAGTACAACGCCCTATTGCCACAGACTGGTGGTACGCTTATCCACCTTGACAACAAGGATGAACTACTTGCTGCAGTCAATAACGTAGGTCGCTCTATGAAACTTGACAAAGCAGTGCTAGATAACATTTTGACTGAGATTGCTACTGCAGCAGATAAGTCAAAGGCTGGTATTACTGCAACATCTAAACTATTCAATGTAATTTTTGATAAGTATTCACCTGAATTTACAGGCGAACAACTTGATTTGTGGAAGCAAGCAACTCGAGTATTCGAAACTGAGCGCCTTAACATGTCTGCATACTGGGCAGAGCAACATGCTAAGGGTGCAGATATTACATTTGCAGTCATTGGTGGAGAAAAAATTAATCTTCATAGTGCTCATTTGGACTCAGAACTACTTAACACGTTTGTGTTCATTCCAGACCCTAAGGCAATGCAGGACTTTATTAGAACATCTAAAAAGTTTGCTGGATTAAAGTTAGGAAGAGGCGTAGTTCTTGCATCTGATGCATTGTCAGATATTAATAGTCTATGGAAGAAGTCAGTTCTCGTGCGTCCTGCGTACATTAGCCGCAATATTATCGAAGAACAGATTCGTGTGTTTGGAACAGGACATATCTCCTTCCTAAATAGCCCACTTTCTGCTATTGGTATGTGGATTGGCCGCCCAGGTGGTGCAAAATGGAAGCAATTATTAAATCAATTTGATACTGTCAAGAATGATGTATACGGAAAGTCCTTTAAAATGGGCTCATCCGCAGAAGAATTTGCAGCAGCAGAGATTGCTGGTGAATTAGGTAATGACTATGTTGCTTTCATGTCTGATGCTATGTCAGGTATGGGTGGCGATGGTGAGATGAGTAAGATTGTCAAGTCTCTTGGCTATACAAAGGAAGTTTTTGGGCACCCTAACTGGTGGGCAGGTTTCTCAAGTCAAGTTCGTATCCTGCATAACTCAGAGTTTGTCCGCAAAGTAATTGGAACCAAGCCTGGCAAAGAACTTGACACAGTTAACTACTTCTTAAAGGGCGAAGGCCGCAAAACTCTTGACCGTTTCACAGCATCTAAGTCTGAAGAGTTTAGAAACTGGGTCAACACTGAAGACGGTTTAATGAATTTCCTATTTAAGGGAATCAATGACAAGGGTGAACAGGTATCTGTACTGGCTCGTGTAGAAGAAATGTCAGGTCGTGGTGCAGGTTCACAGTTAATCAAGGAACTTCTGGCTAAAGGTCAGGTAATGGTAGGACAAACCCTTGTTAAGATACCAACTGGCAAGGATATTGCGCAAGCAACACTAGAAGCCCAGAAGAAGGGCTTAAAGGGTAAGCGTGTAAAGATTGACCTGCATAAGGACTTTACTAAGACATTACAGCAAACATTTGCTGATACTGGCAATTGGGACAACATTCTAATGACAGTACCTAAGACTGCTGTAGTCGGAGGCATGTCAAACGCAAAGATTGTAGAAGAGATATCACAAAAATTCTTTGATGTTGCAGTAAGATTTGAAAAGACATCAACCATGGGACCTGAATGGCGTCAGTCATACTGGGATGCAATCCATGATTTGTCTAGTTCTATCAATGCCAAGGCATTAAAGGAACTTAGAGACAGTGCCCCTAAGAGTTTATCTTCATTGAGAAACCCAATTACTGGTGCAGAGATTGGCAAGCAACATAAAGCATGGCGTGCCCTGGATGTAGCAGACGGTAAAGGTCCTCTAACATTAGACGAAGCGCATGAATATGCGGTTAAGTATGCAAATAGAAACGTATCAGAACTATTCTATGACGCTTCAAAGCGTAACTTATTGTGGCATCAACTACGTTTGATTGCGCCATTCGGTCAAGCCTGGGAAAATACAATGAAGGCTTGGGGAAAGATTGCTTTAGATAACCCTACGGAAATCTATAAGGTTGCAAAGATTGGCGATTGGCTATCATCTACTGAGTCATCAGCCCTATATGAGTTGACAGATGCTAAGGATTACTACGACCCGAATCAAGGATTCTTCTTTGGAGACCCAGTTACTGGTGAGCGTAAGTTCTTTGTACCGTTTGCAAGCAGTGCATTGAATGCACTACAGGGTTTATTGCCTGGTGCATCTGAGGCTAGAGTCTCTGGTCCGTACACATTTACTGCACAACCACAGTCATTTAACTTCGCAATTGGTGCAGGAACATTCCTTCCAGGTGCAGGGTTTGGATTACTATGGGGAGTTGCAGCACTTGATGCTATCAACAAGAACCCTCTTAAGTTGCTACCTACTGAACTTGAAGAATATGTATTCAAAGTTGCATTTCCATACGGCACACCAGACATCAAGAACGCTGGCCTTCTAGAAGGTCCGCTCTTAACTGCAAACTGGGTTCGTGCATTAAGCGGAGTATTTGGAGTTGAGTCAGGATATGCTGCAGCCTTTGCACCTAGCATGAACTACCTCGCATCTAGCGGAGAGTACGACTTACTAGACCCAAATGACCAGGCTCGCTTAACGCAAGATGGCGATAATCTTGCACGATACTTTACAATGTGGCGTGGTTTGTTTGGAGCGCTAACACCGATTCCATTTGCTATGCGCCCTGAGGCGTTAGCAAAGAACAAGAATGGCGACACGGTACTTGCTACTGCATTATGGACTAACTTTAAGAACATTGAATCATCAGCAGGTGGAGACAAGCCTAAGGCTTATGTTGACTTCCTAGATACATATGGACCTGAGCAGGTCTTTGCTATCATTAGGTCAACTACAGGATACGAACCAACTAACCTTCCCACATACAATATGATTAAGAATGACCCTACAGTTGTTCAGAAGTATGCAGATGTGTATGGGTATCTATACCCTAATGGTGAACTATCAAAGGTTCTTTTCCAATACCAGAAGGAACGTGGTGCATTCGCTAGAATGTCAGCCAAAGAAGTAATGGATAAGGCAGTTAATATACTTTATACCGCATCAAAGGAACGTCTAATGACACGCTCAGTTGGCGAGGGTTGGTCATCCACAGAGTACGATGATGCACTTAGCAACTTGACTAAGTCTTATAACCTTAGCGGTAGAGTTCAACCAGAGTATGATACTCAATGGAGAGAGCGTGCATTTGCACAAATTAGGCTAGCATCTGAAGACCCTAAGTTAGCAGACTCTAGTGCGTTGATTGCAGCACGTGCATACCTAGACCTGCGTGAAGATGCCATTGCTGCTAGTGGAATGAAGACACTTGCTAACAAGAAGTCTGCACCACAACGTGCATGGCTTGCTAATGAAGCATTAAGATTAATTACTAAATACCCAGACTTCCAAAAGATTTTCTATGGAGTCTTTAAGAAAGAATTGGAAGGGTAAACAATGCCAGTAGGACAAGCACAAGCAGAAGCCAAGCAGAAGGCTGCTAAGAAGAAAGCAGAACAATCCAAGACTGCTGCCTCACAGGCTCAACTTGAAAGAGAAGCCGCTAACAATCCTCCAACTAATGCTGCTGGAAGTGGAACAAGCATCAGTGGTATCCCGCTAGGAACCTCTGTTATGACTGGTAAGACAGTCAGCCAGCCTCCTCAATTTGCTGGTGGTCTACCAGTTCCTAATGCACCAGTCTTTAGCAAGGCAATCTACACAACTGATTCTCCATACTTGATTCCATCAACGATGAGCAATCAAGAGCGGGCTAATCTTCTTTTAGCATTGGGGCAGATTCCAAATCTTTACCCTAAGGGCCAGGCTCCTACGGTTGACTTTATTAAAGACATGGACAAGTCTGTAACTCTACGTCCACTGGACTACGCAGCACTTGGCACAATGATGAAGCAGGCAGACCAGGTTGGTGAGACTTACTCACAGACAATCATGCGCTTTGTTAGTAACCCATCACTTGCAGAACAGGCATTTGGCAAGGTAACTGGTGGTGGCCCTAAGCCAATTCCAGTTACTAATCCCGAAGCACTCATTGCTGATATGACAAGCAAGTACCTTGACCTATTCAATGTTGCACCAGATAAAAAGGTTGCTGCTGCTTATGCTAGTGAAATCAACAAGGCGCAAAAGGCTGCAGGAGTAAAGGGTTTTGCATTAAGCCAGCAACAACAAGAAGACATATTCTTGAAGTATGTGCAGAATGACGCTAACAGGCGCTATGCTGCTGCTAAGTTAACACCTGATACAGCAGATGATATGGCGCTAGAACAAGGAGCACTAGGTGCTGTTGTTCGTAGAATTCGTCAGGCTCATGCTGATAATGGTATCCCAACATCTGATAGACTTGTCTACTCAGAGGCGTTAAAGGGAATTAGAAGCGAGCAGGCTTTACAGACTGCATTAAATAATATCCAAATCCAGGCTACGACACAGTTCCCAGCATGGAAAGAAGATATTCTAAAGGGCACATCAGTTAAGACATTGCTTACTCCTTATGTAGCATCATATGAGAAGATTTATGGTAAGACACCTGCCACTACAGACCTATACGATGTTGCTTCAGGACAGACTGCTATGCCAGTACTAGCCTGGGAAAAGGCACAGTGGAAAAACCCTAAGATTAAAGAGACTCAATTCTACAAGGATACAGTCAACAATGACCTGCGAGCCTTGGCCGATGCGTTTGGAGTTAATGTATAATGGCACGTAAAGATAGAGATATGCCAGATGGCGTTAACACTCCAGCATCTTTTTCAACCGTAGATGAACGAACTCAAATTCGAAAGAGACTTGGTCTTCCTCCATTAGATGTTGAACTATCTGAAACTCCAGTTGTTGAACCTGTTCCTGCTAAAACCAAAACAGGTGAAGTTAAAAATGCAGATGGAAGCACAACTGTAATCTATAGTAATGGAACTTATGAGGTTATCCCTGCGTCACCTGCGAAGCCAGTACTTGCAACCGAGAATCCAGTCTATGCAGCAGTACTTGCAGGCTTATCATCTTACAATATTTCAGGTCTTGCAAATACACTTACACAAATTCGTGGTGACTATCCTGATATTTCATCAGAGGATATGCTTACACTACTACGCAGCGACCCTCGCTACAACAAGGAATACCTAAAGCGATTTGCTGGAAATGCAAAACTTGCTGCTGCTGGTAAGCCAATATTAGATGAGAAGAGTTACCTCGCTAACGAGGCTGCATATGCAAAGATTTTCAAGGCATATGATGTAGAACGATTTGCAAATACAGAACAATACGCAACCCTGATTGGCAATGAACTAGCACCAGATGAAGTTAATGCCAGAGTATCAATGGCGTATAAGCGCATACTTAATGCCGACTCAAATGTTCTGCTAGCGTTAAGAAAGTTTGCCTCATCATTGTCTACTGGAGATTTAGTAGCAGCAATGCTTGACCCTAGAAACCAACTACCTGCACTTGAGAAGAAGATTACATCTGCTGAAATTGGTGGCGCTGCTCTTAAGCAGGGACTACAAGCATTTGAAGCAGCAACATCTGTACAGTCAAGCATGTATTCAAATGTAATGGGTGGAACAATTGGAACCGAGGAAGCGATGCGCTCAGGTGCTACTGCTGCGACTGCTAATGTAGATTACAGAGCAATTGCAGCAGAACTTCCACGGATGGAATTCTTAAGTTCTATATCTCAAGGACTTCCACAGTACGGTCAGGTGGAAGCAGAGAAGGCTAGAATCCAAGGACTTGCATCAGAAGAAAGAAAGAAGCAAAATTTAATTGCTCTTGAGGAAGCACGCTATGGTGGTTCTTCTGGAGTAGCAAGAACAAATTCCTCAGTCGCAGGAATTATTTAATAAAGAATCCTGAACGGACCCATCGGCCCCGTCAGCGTAATAGACCGATAGCAAGAGCCAGCCTAGTTCCCCGACTAGATACTGAGGCTTGCGACTACAACGAATAGAAGGGTGGCGTTGCTATGAGCAACAACTACTGGGACGACGAAGACGATGACCTCGATACCGAAATCGAGACGCAACCAGACGGAAGTGACTTACTTAAAAAGTTACGGAAGGCTAAGCGTTCTGATGAAAAGCGTATCAAGGAACTTACCGAGCAACTTGAGAATTATACCAAGGAGCAGCGTGAGCGAACTGTCAAAGAAGTCCTTCAGAAAAAGGGCGTTAATCTAAAAGCAGCACGGTTAATCATGAAAGACATTGAAGATTTTAGCGAAGAGTCAGTTAATAATTGGCTTGAAGATAACTCTGATTTGTTCGGATTAACACCTGCAGAGGAAGCACGAAAGACTACTGAGTTTGACCGCGCAGAATTGCGCCAGCAAGACTCATTAACTAGTAATGCTGTAAGCCCTGATAGAGCAGAAGACTTAGATTATAAGTTAGGTGCTGCACAAAGTGCAGACGACATCTTGTCAATCCTCCGCTCGCAATCATAATGTCCGTTCATAGTCACTTGGAGGTGACACACTAATGCCTACATCATACACAGGCACAACATCAACAGGCGCTGCTTCCCTCGGAGGTACCGCAGGTGGTGCTGGTTTAGTACAGAAGGCGTATGACCGCCTTGTCGAATTCGCTCTCCGCGCCGAACCACTAATTCGTTCAGTTGCAGATAAGCGTCCAACTAACCAGTCAACACCAGGTTCAACAGTCGTTCTACAGAAGTACAACGACCTATCACAGGCAACAACTGCTCTCACAGAAACATCTGACCCAGATGCAGTTTCATTGACAACACCAAATACAGTTACAATTACTCTTAACGAGTACGGTAACTCTGTATTGGTAACACGTGCTTTGGAACTATTCTCACTTGCAGATGTAGACCCAGCAGTTGCTAACATCATCGCATTCAACCTTGCCGATTCTATCGACACAGTTGCAATGGCGACACTAGGTGCAGGAACTAACGTAATCTACTCAGGTTCAACTGCAACATCATCAGCGACAATTACTGCTGCTGCAACACTAACTTCTGCTAACATCCGTAAGGCTGTTGCTAAGTTGCGTGCTAACAAGGCTGCATACCGCAAGGGTGCAATGTACTGGGCAGGTATTCACCCAGAAGTTTCACACGACCTTCGTGCTGAGACAGGTGCTGCTGCTTGGCGCGACCCACACAACTACCAGACAAATGAAAACATTTGGGCTGGTGAAATCGGTTCATACGAAGGTGCATACTTCATCGAGTCACCACGTATCAACTCTGAGAAGATTGGTGCTGACCAGACTGCACTAGCAACAACTACTGCAACAGTTGCAGGAACATCTGCTGGATTCACATTCGGCGTTGCTTCATCTGCTGTTATTGCAACACGTGCTGAAGTTGGTGACAAGATTGCAGGAACAGGTATCGCTTCAGGTGCTAAGATTACTGCTATTGCTACATCAGGTTCAACAACAACATTTACAGTTGACACAGCACACACTGCTGCAGTAACTGTATCAACAACAATCACTGTAACTCCAGTAACACGTGTCTACGACACTATCCTTGCTGGACAGCAGGCAATGGCTGAGGCAGTTGCTGAAGAGCCACACGTAGTAATCGGACCAGTAGTTGACAAGTTGATGCGCTTCCGCCCAATGGGTTGGTACGGCGTACTTGGCTTTGCTCGCTACCGCGAAGAAGCACTATACCGAATCGAATCAGGTTCATCAATCGGCGCTCTATAAGAGTTGATTGACGGGTGGGCAGGGGAGCAATCCCCTGTCTATCAGTAAGTTAACTAGGGAGAATAATGACAACATATACATTCAGAACACCAGTGGTTGCAGAAGGACCTTCTGGTGCTCATCGCCTATTTTCTTTCTACAAGATTGATAGGGGTATTACTATCGTACGTCAAGATGGTGTCTACTATCAAGCACGTTACCTAGTAGATGGTGACTTGGCTACCTATCAAGAAGTTTATCGTGGTGGATACAACCACACAGTAAGTGAAGCAACAAAGGCAGCACTAATTGCTGCAGATATAGATGTAACAGAGGCAAACTTCACAGCACAGTAGGGGACACAATGGAACACGAACACATCAGTAAAGTTCTTAAGTGGGGATACAAGTTAGAAGATGGGGACATGGTTCCTTATTGCGAGTTGTATGGTTGCACAGAATGTGATGCTACCTCAGAAGAACCATTCCCAACTAGCGAAGTATTTGTTGACCATACTAAATGTGGACCAGATTGTTTTGGTTGTAAGGCTAGGTCTTTGCAACTAAACGCAGGAGATGCGACCAGAGATATATCCGACAAGAAATGGACTGGTGAACTCCAAGCATATAGGGATGCACGTGCTCAAGGTATGCAACCAGGTGGTACAACAAGGCAACACGTGGAAGCAGCATACAACGCTAGTGAGGTTCTTAACAAACCTTACAACGCTGAGAAGATGCCTCCTGCACAACACATCAATAAGAAAACAACCGAAGTACTAAGGGAAGTAGGAACAATATAATGATGAACAAGGCATACAAAATGGGCGAGAAGATGGAATCTAAAAAAGAAAAAATGATGGAAATGAAGATGGGCAAGAAGAAGATGGTCAAGAAGGCTGTAGCCAAGAAGATTGCAAAGAAGTCTGTCGCTAAGAAGAAGATGAAGTAATGCCAAAGGTAAACGGAAAAGAATTTCCATATACCGCTAAGGGTATGGCAATGGCTAAAGCAGAAGCAAAGAAGTCTGGCAAGAAGATGGTAAAAAAGACCGTAAAGAAAAAGAGTATGGTCCGTAAGAAGGGTATGTAATTATGGGTAAAGGATTTGAAATTTCACTTCCAGGTGGTGGAAGCAAGAACAGTAAGACTGGTAAAATTACCCCACCAAAGCCAAAGAGTACTCCTGCTCCAGTTGTAATGACTCCAAGGCAGTATGATGCAATGCTTAAGAAAGTAATTGCAGATATGAAAAAGACTAAGCGATAAAATGAAAAAGAAAGCAGCAAAGTCTAAAGTAAACGCTGCTGGGAACTATACCAAACCTGGTATGCGTGCCTCACTCTTCAAGAAGATTAAGGCTGGTTCCAAAGGTGGAGACCCTGGTGAATGGTCTGCACGTAAAGCACAGTTGCTTGCAGTTCAGTACAAAAAGGCAGGCGGAGGTTACAAGTAATGGCACTGGCTAAATCACAGCAGTCACTTAAGAAGTGGACCGCACAAAAGTGGAAGACCTCTGATGGTAAACCCTCTAAGGGCAAGAAGAGATATTTACCATCTGCTGCATGGGCTGCGTTAAGCCCAGCAGAAAAAACTGCTACCAATAAAGCCAAGGCTCAAGGTAACGCTAAAGGTAAGCAGTTTGTTAAACAACCTAAATCTATTGCAAAGAAAACGGCTAAGTACAGATGAAAGACTCAAGACTAAAACGGGCTGGTGTCGCAGGTTTTAACAAGCCAAAGCGTACACCTAGTCATCCAACTAAGTCACACGTTGTTGTAGCAAAAGAAGGCGATAAGGTCAAGACTATTCGCTTTGGTCAACAGGGTGTCACTGGCGACAAGAAGCCAACTGCAAGACAGAAATCTTTTAAGGCTCGTCACAAAGCCAATATCCAAAAAGGTAAAATGAGCGCAGCCTACTGGGCTGACAAAGTTAAATGGTAAGTAATTTAATCGTACAACAAGGAAGGCAAAACAATGGCTGGTAATACTGGTAGTCCATTATGTGCAGAACTCAACCGTATCGCAAACTATGGCGTATACCCAGATAGAGATGACTTCCTAGAAGAGCAAGGTGCTGCCAACGTTTGGGCAGGTACCACAGGTCAAGGGTTATTGGGTGCTCTAAATTATATTGTTGACCCTAACCGTACAGATAATAATTACAAGGGACTCACTGCAGTTTGTAATGAACTAGCAGGAACTACTGGACTGTCTGATGTTGATGCACTACGCACCATCAATCACCCAGCAGAGGTACTACTTAAGGGAACCACTGCACGCTCTGCTTCTTACTATGTAGATGCTGCTACTCCACGCTACAACTATCCTGGGTATATTGAATATACTGGTTTGTCTGGTCAATATATTTCAGTTCCCGATGAGGCAGCATTACGCATCACGGGAGATATTGACCTTCGTGCAAAAGTGACATTAAATAGTTGGACCACTAACACAGCATTCATAGCAAAACGCAATGCCACAACAGCATACAATTTTTACTTAAATGCTAGTGGAACTTTATCAATGGGTTGGTCCACTGATGGAACTACATTATTTTCCATTGCTAGCACTGTTACTACTGGTTTATCTGATGGTGCCACTAAATGGGTTAGAGCAACGTTTGACGTTGACAATGGAGCAGGTGGAAAAACTGTTACATTTTATTTATCCGATGACGGGGTTAACTGGACACAGTTAGGAACTGCCACTACTCAGGCAGGTACAACAAGTATGTTTGCTAGCACCGTACCAGTTGAAATTGGTTCACTTGCAGGTGGAACAACATTCAATCTTAATGGAAAAATTTATCAAGCACAAATTTTTTCAAGCCTTAATGGAACGAATAAAGTACTTGATGTAGACCTAACAACTAATGTTACATCTGCTACCTTTAATCAGTTCACTGCTACTACTGGTCAGTTAGCAACAATTAACGGTCAAGATACTCTGACTAATGGTGGCACTGCTGGCTCACTACTACCAACTACTGTTGGCTCTAGCACCTCTGCAGACTCTAACGACCCTAAGTTCCTAGACCATACTGGCACTAACTATGTGTATCTGCCTGGGACTATTACAAATTATTTGGAAGTACCAGATGCTGCTGCCCTTGACATTACAGGTGATATTGACCTACGCTGGTATGGAGCACTTGACGATTGGACTCCAGCCACTCAAAATGAATTACTTGCTAAGCAAACACTAAGCAATCGCAGTTACAAGATAGCAATTAACTCAACAGGTTTTGTTACTTTTCAATGGTCAACCGATGGTTCTACTATGATAACAGCAGCAAGCAGTGTTGCAACAGGCGTAACAGACGGCGCAGCAAAATGGGTCCGTGTGACTCTTGACGTAAACAATGGTGCCTCTGGCAACGATGTTAAGTTCTTTCTATCAGACAACGGAACAAGTTGGACACAGTTGGGCAGTACAGTAACAAATGCTGGTGTTACAAGCATTTATGTTGGTACGGCACCTGTGCGTATTGGAGCAATTCCTGATATCGGTACGACTCCACTTACAGGCAAAGTTTACCGCGCCCAAATCCTCAACGGCATTGACGGTACAACAGTCCTCGATGTGGACACCTCAGTTATTACTGCTGGTGCTGCTACATCCTTTACCGCAGTTACTGGTCAAACAGTTACCATCAACCGTGCAACCTCTGGACGCAAGACTGTTGCTGTAACTCAACCTACTTGGCTCTTTGGTACTGATGACTATATGGAAGTCAACAACCGCTATATGGCTCATTCAACTGCAGCCGAGAACTATGTCTACCTCTCTGGTAACTCTGGCAACTATATGTCAGTTGCAGATAATCCACCGTTGGATATTACAGGTGACTTGGACCTAAGAGTTCAAGCAGCACTAGACGATTGGACTCCTGCAGCATCAACTGGTCTTGTTGCAAAATGGCTTACAACTGGAAACCAACGTTCATATAGATTAGATTTGAATACAAGTGGAAATCTAGTTTTATTTTGGTCAACAAATGGAACTGCAGTAAACTCGCAAACATCTACTGCAGCATTGTCGCTTACTGATGGAGCCGTAAAGTGGGTGAGAGCAACCATTGATATTGATAATGGTGCTTCAGGTCACGATATTAAATTCTGGACTTCAGATAATGGAACTACTTGGACACAGTTGGGTACAACTATTGTCGGTGCTGGAACTACAAGCATTTACTCTGGTACAGCAACCTTAGATATTGGAGCGATTGTTGGTGGTTCTCCAGCCAAGGGTAAGTTCTATCGTGCTCAAGTCCTTAACGGTATTGATGGCACAATAGTCCTAGATGCTGATGCCTCAGTCATTACACTGCCATCTCAGACTACATTTGTAGACCGTTCAAGCAATGCCTACACAGTTACTATCAACAAGTCTGGCGTTGGTACATTCGTATCTACTGGCAACTATATGTATCTGCCTGGTATTTCAACCAACTATGCCTCAGTACCTGACAGTGCAGCGTTAGATATTACAGGTGACATTGATTTGCGTGTAAAGGTAGCAATGGACGACTGGACACCGAGTGCAATAAATGTATTGCTGGCAAAGCGACCAAATGGCTCAAGTCAGCAAAGTTATTTCTTCTACCTAAATACCGATGGAACAATTAGTATTGGTTGGACAACAGACGGAGCAACATTAGTTACAAAAGGTTCTACCGTAGCAACAGGAATTGCCGATGGTGTCACTAAGTGGGTTCGCGCAACTCTTGATGTTGATAATGGAGCATCAGGTAACTCTGTTCAATTCTTCACCTCAGATGATGGACTTACTTGGACCCAATTAGGTTCAACAGTAGTAACTGCTGGAGTTACAAGCATTTATTCTGGAACAGGAATCCTAGAAATAGGTTCACAATTTACTGGAGCAAGTGCCCCAGCCCGTGGCAAGTTCTTCCGCGCACAGGTTCTAAGCGGTATCGCTGGCACAGTAGCCTTCGATGCAAACTTTGAGAACAGCATTACCAGCCTATTGCAGACAACATTTACTGAATCCTCAACTAATGGTGCCACTGTAACAATCAACCGTTCTGGTAGCACATTCCGCAGTGCTGGTGTTATTGATGCTGGTTACCTCTACCCAGGAGCAACTAACACCTTTGCCCTGAGTACTACAGACTTCTTGAACTTTGGTGCTACTGATTCATTTAGCGTATTAGCAGTAGTACGTCAATGGAATACTCCTGTTAATGGTGGTTTATACATAAGTAAGCGTGATGGTGGCTCAGTGAATGTTGGTTATGAAGTGTATCCAACTACTTCAAATACTCAATTTCTTGCTCTTGATGATGGTCCTAATGCCCCACTCTCATCTTTTACAAATGCAACTATTGGAAGCCTACTCGCTGATGTTGGTGTAGTAAATAGAACTACACAAACTACAACTTTTTATACAAATGCTACAACGAATAACTCACCTGCATCAATTTCCACTTTAGGTTCATTATCTAATATTGGCGCTTTAAGCATTGGTCGCAGACCTGCAGGAAGTTCAGGCGCTGGAGGTTTGTATCAAGACTTTGAACTTATTGGTGCAGCAGTATTCCGTACTGTGTTGACACCTAAGAACATTTCAGACATAACTAACTACTTTAATGGAAGAGACTAATTATGGGTACTTTACGCAGTTACGATATTGAAGTAGTAACAGATGAGTTTGGTAATGAAACCAAAGTCTACCTAGCCCAAGGACTTGTAGTCAATGGTGTGCTACTAGGTGAGCCTATTGAAATTGATGGTGACCCTAATACAGCAGAGTGGGACGACTCAGCCTTTCCTAATGGAACTATTGACAGAGCAGGAATCGTTACTCCAGATGAAGAAGAGGTTATCTAGTGGCTACACTATCAAATTTAATTGATGAAGTTAAGGCAAACCTGCAAGGTTATACCCTTAACCAAGACCGTATTACCTATGTTGCAAACCCTAGCGGTATCACAGCATCTGATGTATCTATTAAGGTAGGCTCACAAGAAAACTTATCTAAAGGTATCGTTGAAATTGATGATGAACTCATCTATGTAGATTCATTTGATAAGACAACTAGCACACTCAACGTAATCCCTTCGGGCTTTGGTCGTGGATTCCAAGGAACTGAGGCTGCATCTCACGCACAGAATGCACCTGTAATCCTATCCCCAACCTTTCCACGTGCTTCAATTAAGAAGGCAATCAACGATACAATCGGTTCATTGTTTCCTAAGTTGTGGGGTACAGCATCTACTACCTTTACATTCAATGGCGTAGTCAATACTTACACACTACCTGCTAATGCAGAAGAAGTACTATCTGTATCGTGGCAATCAGTTGGCTCATCTAAGGAATGGTATCCAGTAAAGCGTTGGCGACCAGACCCAATGGCAAACACTGGTGCATTTACATCAGGTAACACAATCACTGTCTATGATGGCATCACTCCAGGTCGTACAGTTCAGGTCTACTACACTAAAGAACCATCACTACTTGTTAACAACTCAGATGAGTTTACAACAGTAACTGGCTTAACTGAATCTTGCAGAGATGTTGTAGCCCTTGGCGCAGCCTATCGTCTGCTTTCATACATTGACCCAGGCAGAATCAACCTAGCCTCAGCAGAGTCAGACACAGCAGATTCTAAACTACCTTCTACTGCTGGTACATCTGCATCTCGTTACATCTTTGCTCTATACCAACAGCGTCTTAATGAAGAGGCTGGCAAGTTGCAAGGCAAGTTCCCAACCAAGATTCGTTACAACCGCTAAGGAAAATAAATGACTAGAAAATTCAGTTCGACTTCTATCGAAACTACTCTTGCAGCAGGACTATCAACTTCTGCCACTAGCATTACTGTTGCTGCTGGAACAGGCTCTACCCTTATGGGTGGGGTTACCTTAGCAGGTGGTAACGTTGACCAGTTCACAATCGCACTTGACCCAGATACAGCACTTGAAGAGATTGTCTTTGTTACTGAAGTATCCTCAGATACACTAACAATCGTCCGTGGACGTGCTGGAACTTCTGCAATTGCCCACTCAGGTGGAGCAGCAGTCAAGCACGTACTAACGTCTAACGACTTGGACTACTTTAATACTGCAGCAGATACTGCAATAACATCAGCATCTACTTCAACTCTAACTAACAAAACAATCAGCCTTGCATCTAATACTGTGACAGGAAACATAACACAGTTTAATACCGCTTTGACAGGTGCAGATTTTGCCACCTTAGCAGGTTCGGAAACCCTTACTGGAAAGACTCTAACCTCTCCAACTATCACAACACCAGTCATCACTTTCCCAGTAATGTCTGTGGCAATTAACTCACAGACATCTGCTTACACACTAACAGCAACCGATAAGTCTAAGATGGTAATTGTTACATCATCATCTACTGCTAACGTAACTGTCCCACCTGCCGTGTTTTCACAGGGAGATGTCGTATACATCTCACGTTCAGGCTCTGGCGCTCTATCGTTAACACAGGGTGCAGGAGTAACCATTACTGGAACACCTGGACTTGCACTTCGTGCTCAGGCATCTGTAGCAGCAATCCTATGTACTGGTAGCAACACATTCATTGCTACTGGAGATTTGTCTGCCTAATGAGTTTCTTATTCGGTGTAATCGCTGCATCATATGACACAACAACACCACCGCCTCCGCCCCCTCCACCACCGCCACCAACTTGTACACCTGTGTGTGGTGACTGGAGTTACACATATGGAGAATGGTCTGCTTACTCTGCCTGTGTAGATAGTATTCAAACCAGAACTCGTACTGTAAGTGGCACAAGAACTTGTACAGCATCTGACTGCTCTACATATACAGAGACTTCATCAACAACTGAAACAGAGTCTCAGGCTTGTTCTTCACCACCACCAACTACTACTTGGTACTGCACCACTTCATTTGGTGGGACCTTCACCTCAACCTCAGATGTATCTTTTACTGGTGAGTGTTCAGAGACAGTTGCCTGTTCAACAAGCGGGTATCCAAGCCCTCCACCTTGTTAATGTAACAAAGAAAGGGACAAATGAGTGACGATGTAAAGCCTTGGGATATGTTCAATGGCACTCCCAGGGCAACGCCAGAAGAGGCAGAACGCAGATTTAATACTTGCAAATCCTGCCCAGAATTGGTAGAATTAACCTCCACTTGTAAGAAGTGTGGATGCTTTATGTATATGAAAACTAAGTTACAACCAGCAACTTGCCCGTTGGGCAAATGGTAGACAATAGGGGACAAAATGTCTAAGTATAACAAACCAGTAATAGGCAAACCAGCACCAGCACCTAAGGGTAAGGGAACACTTACTATCGCTTGGTGCGATAACGGTATGGTGGATGGAAAGTTTACAGAAGGATTGATGGCTATTGGCGTACAAGCACCAGCCAATGGAATCCCTATTAGTCACACACTACGTGTGCAGGGTAACCAGATTGGTCGTCAACGTCAAGCACTGACAGACCATTGGATTGACAACATTGAATCCGATTGGATTCTATGGATTGACTCTGACATTGTAGTTGACATTCATATGATTGCCCAACTGTGGGACTTGGCAGATGCAGTGCATCGTCCAATCGTTAGTGGTGTTTACTTTATCTCAAAGGAAAGAGAAGGAAGCCTTGCTTCCCCAGTTCCTTGTATCTTTAATCGCGTAACAGATAATGCTATCCAGCACATCCATCCACTACCCGAGAATCAACTTATCAAGATTGACTCAGCAGGTATGGGTCTAGTGATTATGCACCGTAGCGTATTTGTAAAACTACGCGAGATGTTCCCTAATCAGTCACTCTTTGCAGAGCAAGAAGGATTGGGAGATAACTTTGTTGGTGAGGATATTGTCTTCTTCAACAAGGTTCATCGTGCTGGCATCCCTGTTCACGCACATACAGGAATCATTGCAGCGCATATGAAAAGATTTGCTTTAGACCACGACTACTACAGCCTGTACTGGGGTATGGTTGAAATGAAAAAGAAGTTACAACAACAAACAAAGGAGTAGTTAATGCCATATGGTGATGATATTACGGAAGGTTTACCGTTTCCACTATCTAATCCTAATAGTGTAAAAACTTACACGGTTACGGGCGCAGCCTATGACCTATCGGTCAATGGACTTCCATTCTTTGTTTATGCTACAGATGAAACTCCTTATCGTCGTCAGACTGCTGAGTATCGCAAGCAACAGGTTGACCAATCCACAGAACCAGGTGAGCAAACGCTTACTGGTTGGTGGCTTCGTTCACAGTCATCATTCCATAATGGTACTGGCATTAACTTCTATGACCCATCATCTGGCGAAGAGGTTGCTTACCGCTTCAATGACAGCAAGGGTGTAAACGTTTGGAATAAGGGCAATGCAACCTTGCTTAACTCCTGCATTGAGAACCACGTTACAACTGGAGCAATCGCTAGCAATGGCAGACCTTTTCAGTTCTTGCGTTCTATCCAATTCAACAACACACCAGCAGCATTGCTGCATGATGAGTATGATGTTGACAAGGTATACAACCCAATTACTTACTCAATCAACAACAAAGCATTAACATCTAACGTTGCTACACTGACAACCACAGTAAATCATACCTATGTAGTTGGTACACAAGTAACAATATCTGGTGTAGATGCAACCTTTAATGGTGAATACAGTATTACTGCGGTAACAAGCAATACTTTCTCTTACGCTAAGACAGCAACCAACGTTACATCTACCGCAGTGACTCCAGTAGGTACAGCGTCTAGTACTGTCACTCACTTTATTGATTACAATTCTGGTTCGGACCGACCAGTACACGCTATCTGCGATGATGGAACCACTGCATATTGGGTAACTAATAGACTACAAGGTGGCAATCAGCGTTTGACATTACTAAAGAAGGCGTTAACTGGTTCTTCTGCTACTGCAAATACTGAAATGTTTCATAGCACTAGCATTGAAGTTAACAACGCAACAATGGAATACATTAAAGACCGTCTTGTCATGGCTGCTAATAACGTGGTATATGAATTCTCTCCAGCATCAGTTGCTATGCCATCTGCATTGTATACACATCCATCATCTACGCATGTATACACAAGTATAACAGCATCAGGTCCAGCAATCTACCTTGCAGGATACAATGGTATTCAATCCACAATTCAAAAGTTTACGCTGACAACCACAACTGGTGCCATGCCTGTGCTAACATCAGCAATTACCGCAGCAGAAATGCCAACTGGTGAAAGAATTTTTAAAATTTATTACTACCTTGGCAAGATGCTAATCGGAACCGACAAGGGTATTCGTGTTGCAACCGTTTCAGACCAAGATGGTTCCATTATATATGGCCCATTGATTGTTGAAACAACTCAACCATGTTATGATTTCACTGCCCGTGACCGCTATGTCTGGTGCGCTACCAGTGTTAATGGTGAGCCTGGCGTTATCAGAATTGACCTAGAGCAAGAAATCAAGCCATTTCGTTTTGCCTACGCAAATGACATTTATTACCCAACTGGGGATACTACTCATCCAACAACTGCGTGTGCATTCCTTAATGGAACAGATGACTTGGTGTTCTCAACTGCTTATGCAAGTGGAGCCGATGGACACGTGTACCGCGAGAACCCGTCTGCATTAATGGAGTCTGGATATATTACTACTGGCAAGATTCGCTACGCTACTCTTGAGCCTAAAGTGTTTAAGATTGTTAAGGCTCTAGTTGATAACACCAACGGTGGATTAACTATTGAGTCTATCGACACTACTGGTTTCCCACGCACCATCGGTAACTTTGCACAGGGTGATTTCGTGCCAGAGGTAAACGTATCCTATCCAGTAGGTGCTCAGGAATTCATGTCCTTTAAGTTCACCATCACTCGTAGTTCAACTAACTCAGCATTGGGCCCCATCTTTGATGGCTACCAACTCAAGTCACTACCTGCAGTGCCACGCCAGCGCATCATTCAATATCCACTTGCTTGCTATGACAACGAGAAGGATAGATTCAATGTTCAGACTGGTCACACTGGTTCTGCGTATGACCGTCTTGGGGATTTGGAGGCACTAGAAAATTTTGGTGACTCCATCCGTGTTGACGATTTCAGAACTGGTGAATCATTTATCGGTCTGATTGAATCAATTAGTTTCAACAACCAAACCTCTGGAGATAAAAGATTCTCTGGGTTTGGTGGCATCGCTTATCTAACCATCCGCACATTATAACTCCTAGGAGCGCAAAGAATGACACTAGCCAATTGGGCAGGACTAATCGTATCTATCATCGCAATCGTTACTGCTTTCAGTGGCGTAGTTAGATGGTTAGTCAAGCACTACCTATACGAACTTAAGCCCAATGGTGGGTCAAGTCTCAAAGATTCTGTCTCTCGACTTGAGTCAAAGGTTGAAATGTTACACGAATTAGTTATTGAATTAGTAAAGAAATGAGTCAGAATGAAGCCCTTTGTTGCAAGAACGGCTGCCCCTGCAGCCAAGGCAGTACTACGGCAAGCGACAGCAATCAAGCCCAAGCGCGTGAAAGCCTCCGATGGACTCCTGCCATCCCCAGCCCATTTAAATCAGAATCCTAAGTCTGACCACAATACAGGCTTTGCAGTTGATTTAACCCATGACCCAAAGGGTGGAATTGACTGCGTTGATATCTACGAAAGACTTAAGGCTGACAAGCGTGTCAAGTACCTCATCTTCCAAGGCAGGATTTGGTCTGCCCAGAACGGTGAACTTAAGTACAAGGGTGTCAACCAGCATGACAAGCATCTTCATATATCAATCAAGGAAACCTGTGGGTATGATATCTCACCTTGGTTCCCTTGGTTAGGAACACCCACCACCATCAACAAGGTAAAGGCAGCAATCAAGCCTAAGCCAAAGAAGAAGGAGAACAAATGAACAAGAAGTTAGAAGCAATCCTTGCTACATACCTACGTGCAGCAGTAGCATCAGTTCTAGCCCTATACCTATCTGGAGTCACTGACCCTAAGTCACTACTTATGGCAGGAATTGCAGCAGTTGCAGGTCCAGTCCTAAAGGCTCTTGACCCAAAGGAAACAGCCTTTGGACGTGGTTCAGGCAAGGCAATGCAAGTCAAGTAGTACCCTTTTAAGGGCCCTAGCAGGCCCATAGAGACAAGAAACCCCCCTTCCTAAGGTAATCACCCTAGGTTGGGGGGTCTTTTGTTGTATCTTGAGGTTACTTAATGTCCTCGTCGTCAGCCTCAAAGTCCTCGGCTAAATCCCATAGGGCTTCTACGTCCTTGTTAAACTTGTATCTCTTGTATCGGTTGATTAACTCATAGAATACATCTTGGGTTGCCAGACCAAGCAAGACCATCAGAAATGTTTGCAACATAGTATTATCTCCTATAATATATATATTATTATATAATATATAGAAGCCCCTTAAGGGCTTCTTATATAGTATATATAATTAATTATACACTGAACTGAAAGAATGTCAAGGATAAAAAATACTTGACAAGATGGACTGAGTGTGGTTAAATTATCCTATGAGCATACAACTTGGAGATTACGAACTACCTGAACACGTGAGTTATTCTGCGTTCAGCACATACATTGACTGTGGATATCAATACTACCTTGGGCGACTAATGCAGGTACCTGAGGAACCATCAGTCTGGTCAGTAGGTGGAAGCGCCTTTCATACGGCAACAGAATTGTGGGACTTAGAGCATGCTGAATAACCAACTGTGGGATAAAGCCTGGGCTCTAGAGTCTGATGGTAAGGACCTAACCAACGCCCGTGTTGGTGGTCGTGCCACTAAGGCTAACCCGAATAAGGAAGATGTTAACTTCTGGCAATCGACTGGACCTCAATGGGTCCAAGCATATATCGATTGGCGTAAGGCTAACTCTGACTGGAAACTGTGGAAGACACCACAGGGTGCACCAGCAATTGAGTTAGCGATGTTACCTGATTTTGCTGGCGTGCCAGTCAAGATGATTCTTGACAGGGTGTTTGAAGTCAATGGCGAACTTGTTATCGTCGACTTGAAAACCTCTCAGCAAACACCAACCAATACACTTCAACTTGGATTCTATAAGGTCGGAATGTTAAAGACCTTTGGTATTGATGTTAAGTGGGGGACTTATTGGATGGCACGTCAGCACGGTGTGTCACCTCTTGTTAGCCTCGAGCAGTACACAGAGGATAAACTTGAGTACCTTGTTTCAGGATTTGACAAGGCTCGCAAAGCACAAATCTTTTTACCTAACACAAACAACTGCCAATATAAATGTGGATTGACAGCACACTGTCAGTTCTCAACGAAGATAGGATAACAAATGGAAGACTGGAAACTGCAAGTCAGTTACAAGACACCTGCTGGGGATATGATTAATATCCGTGCTAATACTGCTGATGAACTCAGCGTGTTACTAGAAGGCATTGGTGATTACTCAACACAAGTAGCAGCCGTACAACGATTGGTTGTTGGTGCATACAACGCTGCCCCTTTGGGGACCACGAGTTCAACTCCAAGCACTACGCAATTCACGTCCTCCGTTCCCAGCCAGGGGCAGGGTCCGTCACTTACACCTCCACCAAGCGCGGTAACTCCATCAGGAACAGCGAGCCCGACGTGCGTACACGGAGCGAGAATCTTCCGACAGGGAGTGAGCAAAGCCAGTGGAAAGCCTTACGCTTTCTGGGCATGCCCAACCCCACAGGGGACTCCCGACCAGTGCAAGCCAGTAAACTAAAACGTTGATGAAGGAACGCAGTTACCGACGCACACCGCAGAGGTGGCTGCGTTCTTTCTACAAAGAAGGGAATGATGAAGGATGCGTACACTTGTCCGCTCAGTTGGTCGTTCCAGTATCGGTGGAGAACCGCTCCCTAGTTGCTTCAAGGCATTCGAAAGTAACAAGATTATCATTAGGCGCTCTGAGGTTTCAATGTTCGCAGCCGCGCCTGGAGTCGGAAAGTCAACACTAGCACTGGCTTTAGCGTTGAAGATGAAAGTCCCAACACTGTACATCTCAGCAGATACCAATGCACACACAATGGCTATGCGATTAGCCTCAATGATTTCAGGTAAGTCACAGACTGATGTTGAAGCATTGATGAATACAGACCATGGTTGGACAAAGGCAACACTTGCAAAGGGTAGCCACATTGTATGGTCATTTGAATCAGCACCAACACTACAAGATATTGATGAAGAAGTGCAAGCCTTTGAAGAATTATGGGGTTGCCCACCTACATTAATTGTAGTAGATAATTTAATGGATGTAGCCACCGATGGTGGCGAAGAGTTTGCATCAATGCGTGCAATCATGAAGGAGTTGAAGTATCTTGCGAGAGCGACTAACGCTGCAGTGGTTGTACTACACCACACTTCGGAGGCTGTCCAAGGTAGCCCGTGTCAACCGCGCTCCGCTATTCAGGGTAAGGTTGCTCAACTTCCTGCTCTTATATGTACCCTCGGCGTTGTTGGTACTTCTATGGGTGTTGCACCTGTTAAGAATAGATACGGTAGGGCTGACGCAGGAGGAGGACTCATGACATGGGTTGCTTTCAATCCTGAGTACATGTTTATTGATGATATACCAGAGAATGTTTAAGGATAAAAATGGAAAAGACATTAGAGATTAATTTGCATGAACAAGCAGTAGAGTTTTCTCGCTTGCTTTCTAAGCATGCAGTACAAGTTTCAAAAGATGATTGGTATGTACCTGCACAGGTTGCATTAGATATAGTCAGCGGAAGAATCAAGGAATAAGGGGAAGCAATGTTAATGGATAACACACTAAAGCAGTTAAAGCAAGATGCATATGTGCAGGGCTGGCAGGATGCAGCAGATTCAATCACATCTAAGTTTGAACAGTCACTACGAAATGCAATTCAAAATGTAGAAGTACCTAACTTTGAGGATACTAATGACAACAAGGAAGAGTCACAAGGCTAGAGGAGCAACCTATGAAACCGACATACGAGACTGGTTTCGAGCAAATGGATACGATTCTGAGCGACTTGCTCGAACAGGTGCAAAAGATGAGGGCGACGTTGTTGTCCGCTCAGACTTCCTTGGTAGCATTGGCGTTATCGAATGTAAAGCCCCAGGGGCAGGCAACGCCATTGACCTTAGTGGTTGGACAAAAGAAGCACAGATTGAAGCAACGCATTATGCAGAAGCAAGGGGGCTCGACCGTAACGCCGTCCTCCCAGCAGTACTTATCAAGGCTAGAGGAAAATCAATAGCAGATTCATATTTAGTATTACGATTAGGAGATGTATTCGGTGAATGATTTGCCCAGCATCAAGGCTGTACTAGAACACTATGGTGCTAGTATGCGTCGTGACCATGGGCAAGTCAACCTCAAATGTCCGTTCCACGGTGACTCACATCAAAGCGGAACAGCAAACCTAGACGATAATCTATTCGTATGTTTTGCCTGTGGTGTACAAGGAAACAGTTTACAAATCATCGCACAACAAGAAGGGTGTGACATACGTGGCGCAGCAAAATTCGCAGAAGGAACTCTTGGGCATAGCGTCCAAGCGGTATCAGGAAAGCATCTATCAGGCAGAAGATTACCTTCGAAGCAGGGGTATAACTCTGGAGGTAGCACGGTTGGCACGATTAGGCGTAGTCGCGGAGCCTGAGCCAGGACATGAACAGTATACTGGAAGACTTAGTATACCTTATGTAACTAAGTCAGGCGTTGTAGACATACGCTTTCGCTCACTCAACCCTGCTGTTGAACCCAAGTATATGGGTATGGTTGGTGCAGATACAAAGATGTACAACGTATTAGATATTGAACGAGCAGGTGATTGGATTGGAGTATGCGAAGGTGAACTCGATACCCTTACTATGTCACGATGTGTTGGAATCCCATGCGTCGGAGTACCAGGAGCAAACTCTTGGAAGAAACACTACACAAGATTACTTGCTGACTTCGAGCGAATCTTTGTATTCGCAGATGGTGACGGACCAGGACGAGAGTTTGCAAACAGTTTGGCAAGAGAGTTACCAGTCACTATCGTGGGATTCGGTGACGGGGAAGATGTTAATTCGGCATACACGAAGTACGGTGCGCATTTCATTAAAGAAAAGATGGGCTTAACAAATGAAGAATGATATGAAGAAATGCCCTCAGTGTGGTGAATTGTTTGAGAATGTATTCGAAGCGATTGACCACTTGCTTGAAGAAGATGAAGACTTTGACCCAGCACTTATACTTCCAAATGGTTATAGATTAATGATTGGTTCTTTGTTGAAATGTTTATATAAATATTCTAATGAACCAGAAAAGATTGAAGAGATAACAGAGTCAACGTATCTTACTTTGTTTACAGCAGAGACTAACCCGCTTCAGATAATGAATGTGGTAGAAGATATGATAGTTGATTCAAGTATGATTGGAATTGATGACGAACTTAGACACCTCTTGGGAAATGGAGAATGAAGAGATATGGCAGATTATCCAATACGTATCAGGACTGGGATTACAGATAGAGTCATATCAGAATCAAGACGGTCGGCTGAAGATAACCTTAACGATACCTCTATTAAGCGCGAAGTCCATCTAGAGGTGCACTTGAGCAACACAGTCAATGAGTTGTCTGACTTGTTACTGAGTAAGCATAAGGACTATGGTCCTAGAAATATCTCACAAGCACCTGGCGGTGCAATTAATGGCTTACGTGTACGTATGCATGACAAGTTAGCACGAATCAATAACCTGATTGACAGTGGTGCAAACCCTGAGCACGAATCCTTAGAAGATTCCTTCAAGGACATGGCTAACTATGCAATCATTGGGTTGCTGGTTTTACGAAAGCAATGGGACAATGACTAATAAATCTTCATTCGATTTAGACTTTGGATACGGACGCAAGGGTGAGCAGTTAGTAGATGAGTTGCTTACTGGTGGACGCACAGTAGAAGTAAAGCGTGACCGCAAGTGGGCTAAGACTAACAACCTATACATTGAAACTGAATGTTACTTCAAGAAGATTGAGGCATGGGCTCCATCAGGATTGATGGTAACAGAAGCAGCATACTGGGCATTTGTGCTAGAAGAAAGCACATTGATTGTACCGATTGATGCACTTAAATATGCAGTAAAAGAATTCGGTAGAGAGATTGAATGTAACATACCACCTAATCTTTCTAAGGGTAAGTTAATAACTGTTGATGATTTAATGTCGGCAACACGACTATATAAGAAAGCAAAGGCAGATGAACTGGCAACGCATTGAACCTTGGGACTATGTCGTAGTGGCTGTAGCCTCTGAGTACCATAGGAAGTATGCTATGGTTGAGTTAGAGGATATCAAGCAATCACTATACGAATGGTTTATCGAGCACCCTAATAAGTTAGATGAGTGGGAAGCGATAGGTAAGAGAGATGCAAAGAACTTAATCTATCGTAGCCTACGCAATCAGGCATTAGATTATTGTCAGAAGTGGAAAGCCAAGTCAGTCGGCTACGAAGTCTCTGATTTATTTTACTACGCACCTGAAGTTGTAGAGGCTATGTTGCCTGCTGTCTTGCGACATGACTTAACAATTACACCACAGTTAAATCTTGGTGGTAGTAGCACACCAACCGCACCATCTGAGGGCGGAAACTTAATGGCAATGATGATTGAAATTGACTGGGGTTACTGGAAGTTAAGCAAAGATGATAGGCGCATAATCTTTCTACGCCATGCTGAGTCAATGGATTACAAGGAGATATCTAATACACTATCCTTGGGTTCAGAAGATGCAGCACGCATGAGAACTAAGCGTGCGCTTAATCGTTTGATTAGTAAAATAGGTGGGCATAAGCCCTATAGAGATGAAGACTCCACCCCTGCTGGCAAAGAGGTTGAACCAGCAGAGGCGGAATCTTTAGAGGAAGGCGACGAGCACAATAACACAGATGAATAGTGCTATTGCTGATGTTATACTCGCGCCCCCAAGCACGATACCACCTATAAATAATGCAGTAAACTTAGTTGCTTTGAAACTATTCATCAATGTATTGTTCCATATCTTCTAAGTCTAACTCTGCTGGGTCTACATACATATCTTCCCCATGTATGTCGTAGAACTCTTCTATCTCTTTCATGCTGGCGAATTGAAGCGTGTCATTGCTTGGCTCACAAGCAGAACAACCACCATCAATACATACATCACACATGTTACCCTCCTGTTGAATAGAAACCACTACCATTAAACTTAACTGGTGGTGCACTGTATACTCTAGACATTGGTTCATTACAGTTATCACAGTAAGGAACAATCTCTTCTTCTGTCATACCTCTAGTGATAGTGATGACTGATGAGTCAGCATCACATTTGTATTCATAACTCGCCATCTTGTTTCGCTTTCTCTATTACTTGTATCAATGCCAAGCCTGACTCAGTTAAGTTCCACGCTTGGTCCCACTCATCAAACTCATCCATTTGTTTCCTCTCCTGATTCCCATGGGTCCGTGTATTGTCTTGCCATATCACGATTGATTGCGTCTAGAAGAGCACTAGGTATCCTCATTGTTGGTGGGTCTATCATTAGTGTGCGATACTCTTCAGCACGTTCTTGCTTCTTAACTACGTGGTGTAGAAACTCACTCATCTTCTGTCCCTTCAGGTGTCGGTGCTGTTGCTAGTGTACCACACTCAGCACATTCCATGTCAAGAAAGTACATACCAATCTCACCATCTTCGTCGAACATGGTCTTTAAGTTCCAAATTGCACAGCCACATGGACATACTGTGGTAGGTTCACCTCTAATATCCATAGCCTGAGTGTAGTCAGGCTTCATCTCTGTCACATGCTTAGCCAAGTTTGTCACCTCTGTGCTTAGCGTTACGCATGTGTATGTAGTGCGTCTCGGGTGCGTATGCACACTCAATACCTGAACTATGGAACATGTGCTCTGTTGCTGGTCTGTTACCTCTGGCTGGCACAGGTACGCGCAACGGGTTGCTAGTAATTGGTTTGTTACATGACATGCACATAACTTTATAGTCTTCTATTAGGCTCATCAGTGCCAACCTTTCTGTTTAAAGTGTAGCCATGCTTCGCATGGTGTTCCGTATCTGTAGTAAATATAATCCAACCCACGCTCTATCTGTCGTGGTGCTGGTGTTGCAGGGTCAAGCCCCAACAGTTGAGGTATACCACCAGCATGCTTCCCCATAACCCTGATACTATTCCAAGCATCAGGATTCCATGCTGATTCCTTACCCCATAATCTGTTGAGGCATGACCACTGTTCATCTTGCCACTCGCTGAGTTTGTCTCTAGCGTATGCCTTGCTATCTTCCTTACTCCAAGTAACTTGCACGCCTTTGTCTGTTGTGTCCGTGCTTTGTCTTGAGTTGTCCGATACAAACCATACTACTAATACAAGTAGCAAGAAACTTATTGCTTTCACAGGCTTACCTTCTCTCTAACTTTGTTAGCAAATGCTACCGCTGTACTTCTGTACTCGCTATCGATAGGTTCACCTGCTTCTAATAGTCGCTCACCTGATAGTGTGCCACCCCAAACTCCATAGTCTATGTTGTCTGGCTTCATACCTTCTGCCTTACATTCTACCACAGCAGGACAGTAAGAGCAAATCGTTAGTGCTCGTATTGCATTGTTAACTGTGTTAGAAAACCATAGGTCAGGGTTAACGTCACCTGTACATAGACCATTCATTGTTAACCTTATCTCTCTAGTGCTTCCTCAAGCATCTCGTCGAACTCTTCGTCAAGTTCCTCTTCTTCATCATACCCTAACGCTACGTCGTCGTCAAGTGGTGGCTCATAACTCATGCTTAAACTCCTTACCTACCTTGTATTCGGCAGCGATACTATCTACTGCCAACTCTAATCTACCCCTTAATTCTTGTTGCTGTGCTGATGTTAAATGAAACATCATCTCGTTAGTTAATTCTGCTTTCCATACTACTGTCATAATATATCCTCTCTTAATGTTAGTGAGTAGTTTAATGTCATACTCAGGACAGGGCGCGAAGTTCTTACGCTTCGAACACCACTTCTGTGTAGCCATCTAGTCGCTCATGTGTTGTGACTAGACCCTTGCTACCAGTAAGGTGCTTGTATGTGCCGTTGCCTAGTGATACCCACATAGACTTAGGCTTAAAGCGTGTCTGTGAGGCTGTCGCCTTCACGATAGTACCACGCTTAGGGAAGTCGCTCGAAGAGTCGAACGCGTTGTATGAAATCTCGTCTGCAATAATGCGTAATTCATCAGCAAGACCGAGAATAGTTTGGGTTGTGGACATTTGTTACCTCTCTGTTGTTAGTATAGGAATTGGCTTAGCGATTGTTTGCTTTGCCAGTTAGTGTTTGGTGTGTAACATAGACAGTCATCTATCATGATTGAACAATCAAAGCATGACTTGCACATGTTACAGTAGTACGGGTTGTCTGTCAAGTCTGTGGCTGACTCGCAATAGGGGCAGACTTCTAAGTCTACCTCTACTTCATAGTCCCACATACCATGTTTAAGCATTGAGTACTCACGTGGCTCGTAAGCATAAGGTTTGATTGCCATTGTGGGCTTAGGCTCTAGGTATGTTGTGCGTTTGTGGCTCTGATTAGACCACCAAATACCCTCATTGTCCCATGAACCAGCCGACTCATTGAGTAGATACATAGGGTGCTTGGCTGCTGGGTCTACTGTTAGGATAGCAATCTTGCTACCCTTAGCCCAAGTCTCAGCCATTATCCATACGTTATCGTCATCAAGTGCAGACACACCACCAATTCTAGGTAGTGTATCCTCAGCGAAGACTCGCGTATCGCTACGCTTGTCTGACTTGCCGATACTTATGTCAAGCACACCATTGTGTGCTAGGTAAGTACGCTCATCACCACCAACCATGAACGGGTGACAGTTCTGCTCGTTCTTAACACCATGTGTGGCGTATCGTGCGTGCCACATGGCGTAGCCGTCTGGGAATTGCTTGCGTAATTCCAAGAAGCGTGCAATAGATTTTTTAGCAGACATGCTACGCTCGGAGATAATCCTATCGCCAGCATGTATAGCAAATCCAAATCCGTGTGGATTACTACACGCGCCAGCGTGTAAGTCTGCTTCGTTTGGTGTGGAGTTTGGCTCGCACACTATAAGTAAGCACATGTTATCATCTCCCTCATGCGTTAGCAACTATCTTGTTGTTGATGTCTACTGATTGTATCTTGTCCAACCTAGAGTACAGGTCGGGGTAGAGTCCATTGTTGGACACTACATAGTCAGCGAACCAGTCCCAAGATAATGCGCCAAGTTTGACGTCATCTAGGCGTAGGTCTCTAGTGTATTCTACCATGGCTTGCGCTAAGTCTAGAGCACTTAGCACCCCACTTGTGTTCATTGTGCCCCTAAAGAAGCGCAATTCTATGGTGTGTGCGTTCTGAGTATTGACCGCAGAGTATCTCTCTGAGGGTGTGAACGCGGGACTTGCTACCTTATGCTTGAGTGAGAACACAGGTCTGTCATACTCATCAAAGGTGTACACGTCATTAAACCTAGCGAACCTAGACTTACGACCTGCAAACTTCATCATGTGTGGTGCGTTGTGGTACACAAAGGCTATGAACCTATGCAAGTGTGCGCCACTCTTAAATCCTTTGCGACTTAGGTGTATGTGTAAGCCACAGGTATCTGTATCCCATGACCTAGCACCATACTTAGTGCGCAACAATTCTATCGTATCCCATAGTAACTTACTATTCTCTCGATACTCTTGATGAGTATGAGGGTGGGTTACAATCTCGAACCCGTTGCCAATACTTCCGTCATGCTTGAGGTATGCTATGCCGTCTAGATTACTAGAGGCGTACCTAGCACCACTATCAAGCGATTGTACCTCTGTCTCTAACTCGAAGCCTAGATACATGTTGTGCTTGCTTGTACCCTTAAACTTAGGGTTAGGCTTGCATGAGTAGTCGTGAATAGTACCGCTATTACGATACGCACGACAGCACCTATCGTTATCGTTGTCACGACAATCGCAAGAGTTATCATTGGTGAAACTCTCGTCACAATCCTCACACCAGTAACACTCTGACTCATAGCAACGCTCACAGTATGGCGTATCCTGTACATAAGTACAATCACCTGAGTACGACTCAGAACATGAGTCGCAATAGTAACTGTAATTTTCCCAGCAATACTCACACCATGACTCGTCTCTGTCTACTGTGCGACTAGAGTCATTGTCCATGCCGTCCTCGCAACGATTACAGTAACTAGCGCAATCATCACAGTAACTCATGACTCCAACGACTATGCGTTGTTCCATGTCTCTGACATCATCACAATCCTCACACACAAACACACAATCTGTGCAATAAGCGTGCTCGTTCATTACTATCTCGTCCCCGTCATCTATTGTAGATGAACAGGTCGTACACTCTCTAGTGTTATCCTCGTCCATGTATCTCACCCCCTCTCGCTATCTTGTAGTTGTAGTGTAGCATAGTGCTACGCCTTTGTCAATTCTCTAGCGTTATCTATAATCATGTCTGCAATCTTAGAGCGCAGGTCTTGTACCTCTAGCACTAGGCTAGGGAAATCGTTGCGCTTATGGGTATCCTCTTGCACTCTAAGTGCCATGCGGATTACCTCGACCTCACGTTGAGTAAGGTTCAATAGTAGGTTATCGTGCGTCATAGTAGCCCTCGTAACGCTTGAGTCTACGTTCTAAGACGTACACCCTGCGGAACGCTACCAATAGTACCATGTTCACCGATAGCAACGCTATCATCAACGCGAACATGTCACCTGTTGAAAGTGTCATGTCTAACCTCTCTCACAAGGACACCATGAGCCTAGATTAAGTTTGCCACACTTAGGACAAGTCCAAAACCTATCCTTGCGTGGGTCGCTTTCACTACTCATGAAGTACCCTTATCTTATCATGGCTTGACCCTGTTGTCAAGTCGTGCCACGCTAGGGCTTGAACCTAGACCTACCCCCACAATCGGGCGTGGCTAATCTTAGTCGTTCGCGTCTATGTGGACGCTAGGTAGCGTGGCGCGGAACTCGCGTTCGCGTTCGCTAAGTGCTAGGGCGCGTGCTAGGCGTTCCTGTTCCTGTTCGCTAAGGGTCGGTAGTACGCGCTCAACCTTAGGCATGTTCGACTTTACGGCGTGGCGTGGGCGTGTACGGCGTACAGCCTTGCCATGTGTAGTGTCGCTCAACCGCCAACCGCGTGAGCCCAAGCGTGTGCTAGTGACTCGCACGTTAAGTGCGGTTATGCCATGAAAGTTGGTGTCTATACTATCCCGACCCGCAAGGGTCGATTTCATGCGTTGTCCTCTCTCGTTAATTTGTAAATCATACTTTACATGCTTTGTCTTACTTTGTCAAATTGTCGGCGTGTCGTGTTGGTAAAGGGTGAGTCGTGCAACCAACCCCATTGGGTCTGCTACTAGTGGCAATCAAGCCACCCTTTACCATGACACTATTTAGTTTGACTAGATAAGTGACGCTCCAACCTTTGCGGGCTAGGTCTGCTTATCTTGTGAGAATTGTATCAAACAAAACTCACTTTGTAAAGGTTACCCACGACCTTTGGCGTGTCGTACTTTGTGACCCTTTGGGGGGTGAGCCCCCTATCCGATTACAAGGCAAAGACTACACGCTCACCGACCCTTTGTCAAGTCGAAAACGTGTGATGTCTGTCACACCTAGTCTGAGAGTTTCCTGAGAATTACCTGAGAGATACGGGCATGGATAACCTTAGAGTTTCCTGTGAACTTCCTGAGAATTAACTGAGCCCCCCTTAATGGTGGACACTTGGGGGATAGTCTGTCTAAGATTAAACCTTTAATTTATAGTTAGACAAAACAAGGCATAGTGTCTACCCATCAAATAGAGACAAATACACATGGAGACAAATCAATTTGTCGACAAATCGATAAGTCGATAAGTCTATTTGACCCTAGAGTCTTTTAACTGGGGCCCCTGTACATATTATGTATCCCATTAAAATTTTCTGTTATATGGGGCCCATATGCCCTGTGACCAGGGCTTTTATATATATCAGTGGGGCTAATAAAAATATATTCAAACTGGTTGTTCGGTTTTAGCACTTTGAACAGGTTATCTATTATGTATAATAATACATAACGGAGTCGCTCCGTTTAAGACTCCGCGACTCTTATATATAATAATATAATATATATATTGGGATAGTTATATCCGTTTACTGACGGGTGTTTAATGTGGGTTTAGCAGGGGGATATAACTGATGGGACGCAAGCCTGGAAAGATAGATATCTCCAAAAAGGAGGCCCAAGAGCGGGTTCTCCTGACCCTGGCCGAGGGTTCGACTATCGTGGCCGCTATGACCGCTGTAGGCCGCAATGAGGTTACTTTTCGCCAGTGGACAATGAATGACCCTGAGTTTAAAGAACGCGCCGAGAAGGCTCGCCTCGAGGGTAAGGGCATCAGGGCTGACCTAAAGAACATTAAAGAAATTTCATTCCCTGAATTCTCTGAGCAATTCCTAGATACTAAACTTTTTGACCATCACCTTGACTGGGTAGATTTAATTGAGGGCCGCGAGCCTGGCTGGTTGGACCCAGCAATGACTTACGAGCCAGGGGCGGCTAACCGTGTACTGATTAACGTACCACCTGAGCACGCCAAATCTACAGTAATTACGACTAACTATGTCGTTTACAAGATTGTGACCAATCCTAACGCCCGAGTTATTATTGTTTCTAAAACTCAAGGTATGGCCCGTAAGTTCCTTGGGGCGATTAAAACTAGACTTTCCCACCCAGCCTACACCAAGTTACAGGTGGCCTTCGGCCCCAATGGTGGTTATAAGGCAGACTCAACACAATGGTCTGCTGACATGATTTATCTGGGAACAGGACGCGACTCTGGCGAGAAAGACCCTACGGTTCAAGCCCTAGGTATGGGCTCACAGATTTACGGTGCTCGCGCTGACCTGATTATTATCGACGATGCTGTGATGGGCTCAAACGCCCACGAGTGGGAAAAGCAACTCGAGTGGATTCAAAAGGAAGTTATTACCCGTCTTGGTAGACATGGTAAATTAATTATCGTTGGCACTCGAGTTGCACCAATTGACCTATATAAAATGCTACGTGACCCTCAACAATGGTCTGGTGGCAAATCACCCTTTACTTACTTTGCAATGCCTGCCGTACTTCAGTTTGACGAGAAGCCTGAAAACTGGAAGACGTTGTGGCCTAAGACCACACTGCAGGAAAACGAGATTGATGAGCCTGACGAAAATGGACTTTATCCGAAATGGGATGGACCCTCTTTATTTACGCGCCGCTCTGAGGTTGCGGCATCTGTCTGGGCTATGGTCTACCAACAAGAAGACGTCCAGTCCGACTCTATATTCGCGCCAACAGCAATTGCAGGATGTGTTAACGGTATGCGAAAGCGTGGACCGCTTAAACCTGGTACTCCAGGCCACCCCTCCAGAGCAGGCTCGACCTACACAGTAATTGGTTTTGACCCAGCCGTATCTGGTCGCTCTGCTTTTGTAGCCGTTTCTTATAACCGCGACGATGGTAGAATCTACGTACTTGACTGCGTCAACATGGCAGACCCTACTCCTCAAAAAGAGAACGCTCTGATTCGTGAGTGGGTGGAAAGATATAGCCCTCAGGAGTTTCGTGTAGAAATTAACGCACACCAGAAGTACTACGCTATGGACACTGACCTGCGTAACTACCTATCAACCTACGGTTGCCAGTTAAACTCACACTTTACTGGTAAGAATAAATGGGACACATCTTTTGGTGTAGCATCTATGGCTAGCCTTTTTGGAAGCATTCATGATGGTCGCTACCAAGACAATGGCTTAATTGAACTACCAAGTAACGAAGGCTCAGAAGGACTTAAGTCTCTTGTACAGCAACTCATCACTTGGAAGCCAGATACTAAGAACCCAACTGACTGCGTGATGGCTCTATGGTTTGCCATCATTCGCATACGTGAGTTAATGCAACAGTCTTCACAAGTAGGTCAGTACCAAAATAATCGCTGGGCAACCAGAAGTCAAAAACAACAACGCATGTCACTCAACTTAGATGAGGCCTTCGCCGAGCAATGGGCTGACACTTACGGATAAGGAAAATAAAATGTCAAAAAAATCAGTTAAGATTGTAGCACCGACATCTGATGCCGCACGTGCTCAAGCAAACATTAAAGAATCTTTAAGACTTCATAATGTGCAATTTCCAGAAAAGCCTGCCAACCCGCCAAAGGGAAAAGTAGTAAAAATCAACAGCAACCCTGTACGTACCACTTCTGGCATCTCAGGTAAGGGTGGCTCAATGGTTGGTAGTGTATACCGTCCAATGGGTAGCGGCGGCGCAACAAACCAGTACAACAAATAATTTTTTTTTTAAATCTACGTTAGGACAACAATGGCATTATCAATGGAACAAGTAGCAGCACGTGTTGACGCTCTGCGCTACCGCAACAGTGAGCGAGATTCTCGTAACCTTGATGTCCTTGCTGTACGCAAAGGAAAGATTGCTGAAGTATATCCTGACTTCTTTCCAGATGGCGTTGACGCTAACGTAGTTGCTAACTTTATTGATATTGTTGCTTCC